CCCGACGTTCAACTTGAAAAGCATGATCTTCCGAGAGGGCAAATTTACTCGGAAGCCGCACATGCTTGCGGGCCTGGGATAGACTACTCGTAGAGCACCGCACACAACAATACGAGCCAATCGTTGTGTGGAATTTTTGTAACTTAAAATTTTCGGAAATAACCGTGTTTTTGTGATTTTGCGCATATTTCGGGACTACTTACCGCACTTGTGCTACAACAGGCAATCATGTACACAACCATGATTTTAGGAAATGCTAACTCCTAGTTGAGCCCTCAGGCCAGTAACTGTCTTACATGTGAATTTGGAATTAGACAGAGTCACTGGCCATCAAAGAAACATAAACGTCAACAAGCCCACCGCCAGTATAGCCACCCAAATGGGCAGCCGTAATGGTGACTGGTGTTCCATTGTTCGAGATATCGACAAATTGGACAACTGTGTAATCACCAAGACCAGTTAAGGTCTTAGGATTTATCGAACCAGAGCCGCGGTACATGTCGACACTGGTTGCACCAGTGCCAAAATTGAAACCATTTGTCTGAACAGCAGTTGATTGATTGTAAGCTACCATCACACAGAATCGACCAAAAATGGTCGATGGCCAAGTGATGGTCCTGTTATTTGCATCAATGGTAATGCCAATAGAATCATACTGCTTAGTCATGGTGGCAGTTCCCAATGGCTTGCTATTATTGAGGCCTGTGTAACTTACTCCTGAGCCGATGTAATGTGCTGTATAAACAGCAGAAAAAGGCATGAGTCTTGGTTTACGCAGTATGACCTCATATGTGACCCAAAGTTCACCAACGTTAATTGCTGAACCTGCAACACCAATAGTTGCAATGTTAAACTCTCCTAGGTCGTAGAATTTCTCGTCACCAATAACGTCGGTGGGAGCATTTCTAACATATCTGGATCCTAGAACAGTCTGATTGGGGGCACATTCAATAGCATGAGCGGAACTATCAGCCACCTTGGAAGAAGTGGAGAAAAATTCATTCAACAATTCGAGTTTGCTGCTGAAAGGTTTGTCAGTGGAACGATACTTCGTCGCCATCATGACAGACCCAACTGCAACATCTCCAGAACCGGAATATTCTCCAGAGGTGGTCTGAAAATGGAAAACCAAACCCTTGAATTCGTACTCTGTGTAAGCAGATGCTATACCTGAGAGCCAAGGAAAAGTCTGTGGTACGCCAGGATTAATTGGGTAAGACGTGTTTTTGAACTGTCTTGCGGTGGCTGATGTTAAAACATCACCCAAATACTCCTTATGGCGTACGGTTACAGAAGTTCCTATGGAATGCATCATAGGTACTGAATTCGAGGATTTGTCCACCAGAGAATTTGAGGATACTGTATAATCCCCAAATCCCAGATATCGCGAGATACCAGCGCCAGCGGAATAACCACCGGCAGGGTTGCCCATTGCAAATCCAATGCCTGCTCCGGCCCCGCGAAGGGTTAGAGCACCTAGTTTTTGCAACAGGGTCTTTGTCTCCTGCTTCTGCGCAGGTGAGCCTTTGTTGGCTCGACGTTTTTGAAATTTTGTCTTCTTTTTGTTCATAATATTGGATCCCCCCTGCACTCGGGCGACTGTTCATCATGTGTTACTAATTCGTCGATCCGTGCAGTCTGTCGGCATTTTGGTTAGCACGTAAATATTTACCCATTAAAAATGGAACGTTTTGGACCGTAAGCACATGACCCAATACCTCTCTAACCTTACCGATCATTGTCGAGAGGCGAACAATGAACGTACTTGGCGGCCCTAGCCGAGCGGGTGTATCCGCTTGTACCAGTGTTCTTCAACGACTGGTACGTCCCTAAGCCCCCTCAACGCTAGTGTGTTTTTGCTCTCGATTTGTCTTTGCTCCTCGGGCGATATCCCATAACGCTCGTGGAAAACATCTCTGTCAGCATCAGTCACAACTAAGTCTAGCTTATCTACGCTGGGGCATCCTTCTGCCTCCCAGCGCCGGGTCGTCTGGTTCTGGTTTGGGAGTCTTTTCCTCTTTACATTCATTGATAGAATGTCCCTTACAAGAGGTGCGACTATTGGCTGTCCAGGATTGGTTGATCCTTCCCCCATAGCAATGGTGGATAAATAAGACAGCCACGCAGGTGAAGCATAATTCTCGTTGGTCAGGATCGTCTGTAGAACTTTTCTGTGGTCACGAATCCAAACAGGACCGTCATGCCTTAATGTGTAATAACACTGGCACCAGAAGACGTCCGTGATCTTTCTCGTGATTTGTTCTATTCTGACACTGAAACCGAATTTGCTATACCCACCGCTCTCAATCATATCAATAACGGATTGAGAGTCTTCTTCCTCCACGATAATGATTGTATCATCACCATTTGAAAACACTTCATTCTTTATTTGCCCCAATAATACACGTGTGGTGGCATAGACAAGCAAGGTGTTGCCGGCACCAGTGTGAGCCGTGCCGGATGCCCGCATCTGGGGCACCTTAAACGTCTTTCCTTTGTTGCCCTGCCCCAACCGGATAAACATGGCATCGCTACTTCCGACTGCCATGTATTTCCTAAAATCGGGCTCCGCACATTTATTAACGAAGAAAGTGTTTTCAATATGTTTGAGTTCTTTTCCGATCGTTGAATCACATTTGGACATGTCGATGCTTATAAAAACATGGTTCCTAAAAACACCGGCCATGTCCGTGAAACGAACGGCAAGTTCACTAGAACTCATTCCCTTGGCCATGAAAGGAAACCTATTACCGGGTCCTACGATCTCTTTCATGGCGCGCTCAATTGGCTTGATATGTCTGCCCATCACGACTTTTGCATGGTCGGACGGTGGACAGATCAACCTCGGGATGCGTGATTTCTTATCGTTGAAGCTATATTTTTCCACTTTAACAAATGCATCGTAAACCATCCACTTTTTCCTATAACGTAAATCAGCATCAATAGCCCTTTTCCACGCCGTCTTTTGGGGTCCGACGGCAGTTGATAAGAAAGCTTCATTACTCATTGGTGGGATTGTGGCTACGAATTTCGACAACTTGTTAACAAAGTGCGATAGCTCTAACCAGATTGGGTCATCTATGTTAGCCTCGACGCATTCGCGTGCGGCCAAGGCAGGAACATACATTCTTAACTCAAGAGCAAGAATAGCATTACATAGACAACCTGATAACCTATACGCGTCATCATACCCGTTGTATGGTAACCGTATACTGACGACCCCTCCCTTACCGCCCAGACACCCGCGTATGTTCTCAATCCCGATCTTACCTACTAGCTGCTGACAAAGCGCTCCGTAGTTACATAGATCATTGACGAACACACGACGGGTGTCCTACTGGAGTGGGGCGGTTGGAACAGCTAACTTCTTGTAAGTTAGCCTGTTCCAAAGGCCGGCACTACCATAATAAACATGGTGTCCTAGCCGACCCAACCAAGTTTCAGGACCATAATCCACCTTACCGGCGGCAATGTTCCTTCGCTTGATTATACCTGGATGAACAGAAAGATGGAGATCAGCCAAACACTGGTCATGTGCACTGAGGCCCTTACTTGCATCGCGAAATACAACGGCCGCCAGCGCGCTCTTTCTACTAGATTCTAACAAGAAACGTCGTGATATCATACCATCACGCGTCATGGAGAGATCGATGTGCCATTCGTTGAGTTTAGCTTCTTCATATAACCCAACAAAATCTTCTTCACACCCGTATATCTCCTCCACCAACTGTTGATCTTCGAACTGTCGGCGGAATCTCGCTAGTGAATCCTTGTTCAATTCCTTACCCGCCAGGATCTCACCAGCTATGTTGCGCAACGTCTCAATCATGCTGTCGGAAAAAGGATAATCCTCCAGCTCGAGAGTTTTTGCCAACACATGGCTTCCTGCACGCGTACCCCTCCTGGTAGCATACCTCAAAGCAACAGCATTAATTTGTGCATCGCTTGTTGCTCGGACATTGGCTACTTTATTATTAGCAGGAGTCGAGACTACACTCAACGTGTCCGTCTCACAACCATCCGAAGATGATTGCTCTTCAATTGATGCATGGCACAACTCTGGAATATAACTGCCCAAAATGAAACCTCCTTCTTGAAGGAAATTAATTTGATTCATCGGTTGGCTCTCGTGGGTAGTTTGTGTCATTATCATTGAATTATCCAATTTAACGGCATGTGATTAGTGGCCGTGCATGGCCTTCCAGCCATACGGGTAGTTGATTGGTCCAACTACTTGCAAATTCCAACCGCGACCAATGCTA